TTCATCAAAATTATTAAAATCTAAATTTATTAGAAATTATGATAATAATAATATAAATTATAAATTAAGAATAAAAAAAGAAATTACTTTATTAAAAAAAAAAAAATTAATACCTTATATACTTTATGCTGTTGATATTTTAGAAATTACTAATAATTTAATACATGTTACAAGGGGTTCTTGTGGTTCATCTTTAATTTGTTATTTATTAGGAATTAGTCATGTTGATCCTATAATTTATAATATAAGATTTTCAAGATTTTTAAATGAATTTAGAGATAACTTACCTGATATTGATTTTGATTTTCCAGATACAATGAGAGATGAAGTATTTTATAAATTAAAAAAAAAATATCCTAATAAAATTGCTAGAATTAGTAATCATGTATATTATCATGATAAATCAGCTGTTAGACAAGCAATAAGAAATTTAGGATACAATAAATTTATATCTAAATATGATATAAATAAATTTATTAATTCTCTTGATGATAATAGTAGACAAATATTAGATAATGATATTAATAATTTAAATAATACTTTTAAATGTTATAGTTTACATTGTGGAGGAATAGTATATTATCCTGATGGTGTTCCTAAAGACTTAAAAATAAATGAAAACAAAACTAAATCTATTGATCAAATTATATTAAATAAAGTAGATATATCTAAAAATAAACAATTTAAGGTAGATATTTTATCATCAAAAGCATTAACTCAATTATATTCAAGTTATAATTATAAAGATTTTAGTATTGATAATATTATTTTTGATAAAAAAACATATGATTTATTATCTAATGGTGACAATATTGGTATTACATTAGCTGAAAGTCCACTTATTAGAAAAGCATTTATAAAAATAAAACCTAAAACTATAAATGACATAGCAATATGTTTATCAATAATTCGTCCAGCAGCAAAAAATGAAAATTATTTAAATAATAATTCAATTATATTTGATGATGATGCTATTGATTATATAATAAAAATATTAGATTGTAGTGAAGATATTGCAGATAAATATAGACGTGGCTTTGTAAAAAAAAATGATAAAATTATAAATGAATTTACAGAAAAATTAAATAAAAAATATAATAAAAAAAAAATTAAAAATATATTAAAATCTTTATCTAATTTACATTTATATAGTTTTTGTAAAAGTCATGCTCTAAGTTATGCACAATTAGTGTATCATCTTGCATATGTAAAAGCAAATAATCCAGTTCAATTTTGGAAGTCTGCTATTAAACATGCTTCAAGTTGTAATTATAAAAAATGGGTTCATATTTATGAAGCTAGTTTATATGGTGTATCAATTGAAAAAAAAAATAAAAATAAATCTATATTTTCACAAAATAGAAATATAAAACAAGATAAATTAACTATTAATGAACAAATAAGAAAATTAGGATATTGGAATATAATATCTGATATATTTTATCCATATGGTAATTCTTATTTTATAAATAAACAAAATAATATATGTTTATTTAATGGATTAATTGCTTATTCAAGAGTTAAATTTAATATTTTAATATTATTTATTTGTGTAAATAAGAAACAATATTATGAATTAATTATTAAAAAAAATAAATTCTTTAATAATAAAATGATAGGAATAAAAGGTAGTGGTAATTTTATAAATAAGGAATTTAATACTATTAAAGTAAATAATTTTATATTTTATTAATTTTATTGTATAAATGCAGGTACATAATTATAACCATAATATAAACTAGCAACAATTCTATGTCTTCCTTGAATTACAGTATAATATTTTGTTTGTTTATATTGTTTTATGATTACAGGATCTAATGGCATATTATCATTTATATTTTTATATACTACATCAAATTTATTTAAATCAAAACCTTCCATATTTTGTGCTGATTTAATTCCAAGTTCAAAACCTCTCATATTACATATTTCTTTTACTTTTTTTTTCATTCCTGGATCAAATAAAATTTTGTTAATTTCAATTAAAATAAAATCCATATTTTGATTTTGACCTATTTCATTTATATCAGCAACAGTATAACTATTATTTTGTTCCATTAGTATAATAAATTATTATTTAAATTTTATATTTATATTTTATTTAAATATTGTTCAATAAATTGAATATATTTATCTGTTAATTCATTAGTAGCATTTTCTATTATTTTTGTTTCATAATTATCAGGTAATATAGTATTATGTTCATTTAATATATCATTAATAAATTTTTTTTTATTATTTTGATATATTTCTTTTAATTTAGATGGTAAATCAATTATTTTATTATTTATAGTAACTAATTCTGTTTTAACTAATTCAAAATTTTTAGTTTTATCAATTAATTCTTTACTATTAATATTAAATGTATTATTTTCTTCTTTTAATGTTTCTATTAATCTATTATTACTTTTAATTTGTTCTTCTAAATTATTAATATTTAATTTATTTTGATTATTATTATTATTTAATTGTTCTATTTCTTTTTTTAATAATTCATTAGATTCAATTAAAGAATTATTTTTTTCATTCAAACTAATTTGTTCATTTTTTAATAAATTATTTTCATTTTGAAAAATATTATTGCTAATAGTAATATTTTTATTTTCAATTTCTATTTCTTCACTTTTAATTTTTATATATTCTAATTTTGATTTTAATTTTTCATTTTCTTCATTTAAAATTTCATTATTATATTTTAATTCTTCATTATCAATAGATAATAAATCTATTTCTTTATCATCTCTATTATTTGAATTTTTTAATTCATCTATTTCTTTTTTATATAAATTTATTTTATTTTCGTATTCAATACAAACTGTATCATATTTATTTTGTAATATTAAAATATTATTATTTTTATCTGATTCCATATTTTTATATTTTAAATTTAAATTTTCTATATTTTTTTTTAAATTTATTGATTCTTCTTTATAAGTATCATTTGATGTTTGATAACAAATTAAACGTTTTTCTAACATTTGTATATTAGAATTTAAGTTATCTATTTCATTTACATAATTACTTGAATTTATATTACCCATATTTATATTATTAAACAATATATTTAAAAAAAAAAATGTTTTTTTTAAATTTTAGATTTATTTTATATTTAAAATCCTAAAAGTCCAAGTAAATCTAATCCACCTTTTCTAACTAAAGCAGCTCTTGTTTTTTGTTGAACAGTTTTTGGAGTAGATAATTTTTTAGCCATTGATTTTACTGGTTTTTTAAGTGATGATCTTTTAGCCATAGCTTTTACTGGTCTTTTAAGTGATGGTCTTTTAGCCATAGCTTTTACTGGTCTTTTAAGTGATGGTTTTTTAGCCATAGCTTTTACTGGTCTTTTAAGTGATGGTTTTTTAGCCATAGCTTTTACTGGTCTTTTAAGTGATGGTTTTTTAGCCATAGCTTTTACTGGTCTTTTAAGTGATGGTCTTTTAGCCATAGCTTTTACTACAGGTTTAGCAACAGCACCACCTCTAGATTTTCTAGAACGTCTAGATTTTCTGGAACGTCTAGATTTTCTGGAACGTCTAGATTTTCTAGAACGTCTAGATTTTCTAGAATGTCTTGAATTTTTTCTGGAATGTCTTGAATTTTTTCTGGAATGTCTTTTATTATAACGCATATTTCTACCAGCCATTATATAATATAATTAGAAAAAAAAATTTAATAATTTAAATATATATTTAAATTAATATGGTGGTTCCCACATAGAAGCTGTTTGTGGAAATTCAGATATATTTCCAAATATTTTATTAAAAAGTTTATAAATTAAATTAATTAAATCTATTATCCAAGCAATTGATTTCATAAATAAATAAATTTTAAATCTAATAAATGCCCATAAACCACCAATTATTGGAATAACAATACCAAATATAAACGCAAAAACTGAAATAGATAAAAGAACACCAATATTTTTAATAGGAATAATAGTTTTTATAAAACTTACAATATTAAATATTATTATATTTATAAATCCTAATTTTTTAATTGTAAATATCATAAATTCAAAAGTTCTTTTTATATCCATTATTAATCCAAGTAAATTATGAAAAGGAACTAAAATTTCTCCTAACGATTTGATTATATTTTTTAAAATTAATTTAGCAACTTTTTTTAATTGATTAAAAAATATCTTAAAACCTTTAATTATAGTTCCAATAGAATTTTGTAATATAATATTAATTAAATTAATAGGTACATTTAAAATTTTTGATATAGCATCACATATATTTATAGTAGCTCCTTTTATTCCAAATGCACAATTAAAATTAACTTTAGGTATTCTAACTCTTGGAAAAGGAATACTAGTAACAATATTTCTAATTATATTATATGTATTAAAAATTTCTCTTTTAGCAATTTTAACAGTTTTAATTGTTCCTTTAATAGATTTATTTATAACATTTGAAGCATCAATAGCAACATTAACTACATGTTCAATAGTATTATGAGTAGTACGATACATTTTACAACTTGTAGAATTATATCCTGTGTTATTCCAACAAGAATAATACCATGAACCTTTAGAACATCCAGCACAATATAATGATATATATTTAGATGATAAAAACAATATTAATATAATAATAATAATAGATACTATTAATATTTGTTTTTTGTTTGGAATATTTATATATAATTTTTTTAATGTTTCTTTAGAATAATTATATATATTTGTAATCATAGAAGTATGATTTGTGCCTCCAATTAATATATTTTGTTTAACAATTTGTCTATTTATTTTATTAATTATTAAATAAAAAATAATTATAAAACTAAGTATATAACTACAATTAATAGATAAATTATATTTTTGTTTTTGTTTAATAAAATAATTAATACTATCAATATCATGTTGAGAACCTCCTTTAAATTCTATAAAATTGTTTATTTCATCACTAACTTCTTTTAATTCAGCACAATTTTTTTTTAATTCAATTAAATCTTTAAAATTATAATTATCACTCATATAATATTAATTTGTTTTTTTTTTAAAAAATTAATGTAAAAAATGAATAATAACATGCTATATATATCAAAATGGCAATAACAGTTGCTATATTTATAGCTTCTTCAAGTGTTATTCCAGTAATTTTTACATCATCATATTTTTTACCACTAATTAATGATACAAATGCTTTTCTAAAAGGTGCAAAATTTAAAACAGGAAATATATATAAATTTGTTATAATAAAATTAATAATAAAATAAACATATGGTAGTATTATTATAGCAATAACTTTAATTGGATTACCTTTCAAAACTAGTAATAATAATTTTAATACACTTCTAAATTGTTTAATTACATAATTAATAATTTTTATTGGTTGATTAATTGCTTCATTTAATATTCCTAAAACCCAATCTACTAATGTTGTAATAGTTTTAATAATTTTATTTATCATTTTAATTAAAAAATTTAATATAATTGGAATTATTTTTAAAAACATATTAAGAGGCGTTTGTAATACATATTTTAAAGCATGTCTAACAGGAGCACATAAATCAATTCTTATTTTTGGAACCATACAATCAGAATCAACACCACCTTTTTGTAAATGTTTCATTTGATTTTCTAATAAAATTTTTTCTTCTTTTTCTCTTAATTTTTTCTCTTTATTTGTTTCAAAAAATATTCCATCAGGTGTTATTAAAATATTTGATGTTATTAATTTCATATTTTTTATCTTCATTATATTATTAATTTATATTTTTATAAAAATAAATTATTATTTAAAGCAATTCTAATTATAAAATATAATTATGTATAATTGTATTGTATTTTTATTTTTAATAATAGTTACAATATTCTATATTGGAATAATGAGTAAAAAATTTAATAAATCTTCTACATATTTATATTATTTAATATGTATAAGTCCATTTATAATTTATTACTTATTAACATTATTGTGTTTGATAAAAAATAAATTAAAAAAAAAAGTTAATGATATAATAAATACTGAAGATAATTTTTTATAAAAAATCAATATTTGGTTGAATTATTTTAATTTTAATTTTTTTATTTAAAAAATCTTCTTTTAATAAAGCACTCATTCTTATTTTTATAGTATCAAATAGTTTAAATTCAATGTTTTTATTTTCATAATTTAAAATAATTTTATCTTCAAATAATTCTGTTTTAATTAATGATTTTAATTTATAATTAAATAAGGATATATAATATTCACAATTGAATTCTTCAATATATATATTAATAGAATTATTATTAAAACCAATTATATAACAATTAGTTTCATAAAATTCTTTTTTTTGAATTATATCTATAATTTTTAACTTATCTAAATCAAATTTTAATTTTTTTAATCTTTTATTGAAATCATTAATATTATCTATAATTTTATTATCAATTTCTAATAAAGGAATTTTATTAATATATTGTTTTAATTGTAAATGAATAATTAAATCTACAAGTCTTCTTATAGGACTTGTAAAATGTGTATAATAATCTATATTTAAGGCATAATGATTAACATTATCAGTATTAATATTATAAATAGCACTGTTAAATGATTTAATTTTAATATGTTCCTTTAATTTATTATTATTAGGAATATTATATTTTGAATAATCAATAAATTCATCTTTTATATTATGTGTTCTTAATATAGTATTTTTTTTATCATAATTGTATAATAATTCACCTATTTTATTGTTTGATAATATCATCCATTTTTCAACTAATATATGTGTATCAAAAATTTCATTATCAAATATTTTATTTGAAAAATGATGTAAATCTAATAAATCATTATTTATTTTAATATTTTTATTATTATTAACTATAATTTCGTCAGCTTCATCATAATTATAATTTTTAATTACATTTACAACTAATTCTTTAACACTTATTTTTAGTAAATCATAATTATAATTATAATAAAATAATACTGATAAACTTTTACGTTTATTATTTTCTAATAAACTAACAATATTATTACTATAATTTCTATTAATCATATTAATAACATTATCAATTAAATATATTGAACTTGGTTGATTAATATATTCATTATAATTACTTATAAAAGAACTTAAATCAGCAATATGTATTCCTATTACAAAAAAATCTACATATTTTTTAAATGAAAATGCATCATCTATATCTAAACAACCAATTGGATCAATAGAAAAAACATTATATATAGTTTCTTCTTGTTGTAAATTATTAATTAGATTTTTATGATAATTAATTTGTTCTTTTGTAATTACACGTTGTTTATGTTTTAAATTATATTTATGTAATAATACTTGCTGTTCATTTTCTAAAATACCTAATGGACCAATAATATGAACTATATTTCCTATTGGTAATTTATTATTAACTTCCCATTTTAAAAATTCAATTAATACATATATTTTATCTTTTCCTTTATAACTAGTAGATACAATAAATTCACTATATTTTCTATCTAATGGTTTAAATAAAAAACTTTTATTACCTTTACTATTAATATCATATACTGTTGAACTATTACAATATAAAATACCAATAATTTTATCAGATGTTCTATTAATTACATTAATAACATTATTATTATTA